TAAGATTATGGCTGCTATGCAACCAGAATTTGATGATGAAGAACCAATCAATCCTTTTGATTTCTGGAAAGGTGCGAACTTCAAACTGAAACTGGTGAAGAAGGATGGTTATTGGAACTATGATAAGTCAGAGTTCGCAAGTCCAGAACCTCTTATGTCTGATGATGACGATCTAGAAGCAATCTATAAGTCGCTGAATAATCTTGGTGATTTCACTGATCCTTCTAAATTCAAATCTTATGAAGATCTGAAGAAGCGTCTTGATTATGTTCTTGGTCTCAAGGGAACTCCAAAGTTCCAAGATCCAGAGACAGTTGATGAAGAGGAAGAAGTTGAAGTTTCGCGTCCTGTACGGGAATCTGTTTCAGTTCGTCCTTCTGCTTCTAGTGATGATGAGGAGGATGGGGATGATACACTTGCATATTTTGCGCGTTTAGCAGCAGAATAAATAATGGTTGCTGATTTCAAAATCACCTTTTAATTACATTTACCCCCCGAAAAAATCGGGGGTATTTTTTTGCCAAAAAGGTTTTTTATACTCCAGTGAATTGTGGATTATAAGTTTTTTTGTTTAGTTGATTGATGTATTGAGACGATTGATCGTATTTCATAATATTTCTCATATCTGTAATTACTACGGATAGGAATTGTGGTTTTAATACTCTAATTTGTCTCTTATCTTCATTGATACCAACTTCATACTCATAGTTTGTAACTGCTTTTACTGGATTTGCAGTGATTGCTATATTATCAAAGGTTGTATATGAAATAGTAAAATCTTCATCTACTTCAAATCCAGAACCAATTACAAGACGATCATATTGGTCTTTGATTTCTGTAGTTTCATAATGATGAACATCTGTTAATGCTGCATCAGATCCATACTTATCAATCATGTAATTATATAAGTCATTATTGTTCAATGGCCATTGATCTCTTACGTTTGTAATGTTATTTGTGATTAAAATAACCCAATCAAGTTCTGGATCACCATAAAGTTTTGAAGCAACTACTTCTGGTCTTTGGTCATCAGTGATTTGATAATAATCAAAGGCAGTAATAGCATTAATGACATCAGATCTTATTTTTGCTCTTTTGAAAAGATTTTTAACGGTAATATAATCTTCATTTGTGCTTGCATTAGGCAAACGAGAAAGATAAGAAATATTTGGAAATTCGTTAAAATATGCCATTTTAGTATCCTACATCGTTTGGTGAGATTTTATAAAGATCACCAGAATTTAGAGTACCAAATTTTTGATTGTCTGTAAATGCTCTTCCGTCAAAAATATCCTCTTGGTAATCAGTATCATAAATTGGTTCAAGTTCTTTGAATGACATATTCATAATCACAGATACTGGTTGTCCATCATCATATGCTGCCCAAGTTCCATCAGCAGTATAATTCATAGAAAAACCAACCAATGCACAAGTTTTAATTCTATTTACACCTTGGATTGGATTTCCTCCAGTAGTCTTATATTGCAACTGAAATACATTTGGTGTTCCCAAGAAATATGATGCTGCTCCTGCTGTTCCGTATTCTTGATTTCCTGATCTTTTGTCTTGTTTTTTTGCTGCCATTCCTTCTTTAAAGAATCTTATAATTTTATTAATATCTTTTGCTTCAGGTTCACTTCTTGGACTCATTCTATATTGAAATGTAAATTCTCTCAATGTTGGTGAATTGAAAAGAAGTTCAAGATTACTATTTGGAACAACTCCAAATCCTCTTGCTAAAATACTTTCTGGAGATACCGAAAATCCTGCCATTGAAAGAACTTTAGATGCACCAGCAGTTTTTAATAGTGCCTGTGCTGATTGTGAACCTGCTGATCCTAATAACTTATATAATAATGCTCCTTGAGCACCTAATGCTGCTCCTTGTTGTGCATTTCCTCCAAGTATTGCTCCTACCAATCCACCTCCGGCAGTAGCACCTAAATACGTATCAAGATTTTGAACAACATCAGCAGTAGCAGCAGCAGAAAGATTATTCATATTATCATCACCCCAAGAAACATTATTAGAATCAGTCACACTATTTGGCATGGGTAATTTGACAATTCCCAAAAATTCTGCTAATGCAGAAGTTTTTTGTAAACCAGATGTTAATATTTTTTTTGTTCCATCTGGACTGAATAATTGGTCCGATTTTGGTGGTTTGTAATGATATTGTCCTATTTGTAAGTAATCTTGTGTTTTATTGTATAAAGCATCTTTCGGATATTGTAAATCTGTTTTTTTTAAATTTTCATCTACAGATCCAAATTTAAAATTCTTTTCTAAATCTGCTATATTTAAATTAAATAAACCACCACCACCAGTAGAAGACGCTGGTTGAACTTGAGTTTGTGAAGTTCCACTTTGTGGAGCATTTCCAGCAAATCCAGGAACTGATGATAGATTGCTATTATAATTTCCTGTATAACTTTTATATGAAGCATTTAAAAAAGTTGCTCTTTGATTATTGACTACTGGTAATAGATTGGCATTTAACCAAGATTGTGCCTTTGCGTTTGTATTAAATGTTCCTGCCGGAATAGTAGTATAAGCTCTTTGTAAATATGATCTTCCTTTTGGAGTTAAATCAAATGTTTTTCCATTTGAGCTGAGTGTTCCTATTAATTCATCTCCTGCAATATCTCTAATATAAACTCCTGTTATTCCTGTATTTGTTGCTACATTAATTCCAATTGAACGTCCAAAACCAGTTGGAGCATTTGGTAATGTTATTGTGGGACTTCTATATGCTGGATTGTTTGGGTCTCCAGTTAGATCCCATCCTGGTGGTGGAGTTAGTGTTGTTGGATCCATTTATGGTGAAGATAAGTTGTCTGAATAATCCCAAACTTTTGATTTAAATATTGGTTGTCCTCTTCCATCTACAAATTTTTCAGTAGGAAGTAAAGAAACTTCTCTCCATTCCTTTTCTGGAACTACAAATAAATCAGACATCACACCAGAGAAAAGATATTTATGTAAGGTTTTCTTTGGAGCATTTACGAATCCAAATTTATTTATGTAAGAATTTGCAACTCCACCACGATACTGGGGATTTAGATAATGAAGATTTGAACCAAAGAACCAACCCTCTCTTTTATTGATTTCTATAATATAAGATAATGGTTGTCTATCCCAGAATTTATATTTTTGTGGATACTTTGCACCATACAAAAAGAAAACTAAATTGCCAGGTCTAATAAATCCAGTATCTTTTTCACTTATGTCTTTATCTTGAACATTCATAAGTTCATTCATTAAAGAATTAGTCCACCAATCAGTGCTTCTATATTTTTTTCCTGCTTCTTTGATTATTTTTTCGGCAATCATCTTATTTGTATTCCTAATTCTTTTTCTGTAAAGATGCGAAATTCATAATTATGATCTGCACACCATTCTTTTGCAGCACTCCATTTTGCTTGATTGATTGCCCACATTTTCACAGAATATGCCCAAGATTTTGTTCTTCTTTTGGGATTTGTGTCTGGCATTTTTAATTCTTTTGCTGGTTTGATTTCAACGACAAGTGTTCTGGTATTCCCATCTTTATCTTTATACTTAACAAAAAAGTCAGGAAAGTATCTATGAACCTTATTATCTATTGGTGAGCGATATGGAATCCAAAATTCTTCACTTTTCCAAGTATTGACACTTTCAGTTAGATCACAATATTGCATAAATTTTAGTTCATAAGAAGATCTATAAACTATATTAGTTGGATCTCCACCATACTTTTTTGGATTTTGAGGTCTAAACCTTCCTTGCCGATATTTGGAATCGTCTGAATGCGGCATACATAGTATAGAATCTTATACGCATATTTAGATGTCCAGAGCAAATACATATAGAGTGGATCCTCTTTATGTAAAGATGACTACCCCAAGAGATATGGGGGGATCATCTTTGCCTTCAGTTCAAGAAATGTTTGGCAATTTGTCTCTTACGAGTCAATTTAAAGTCAATATGTTTTTGGGAGGTGCAACTGATGCTGACAATAAAGATCAAGATTTAGTATCATATTTGAAAGATTGTGGAATAACTAATAATTCTTCAAAAACATTTACTTATGATTTTATGTGTGCGGAAGCAGTTCTTCCTGGAGCAACTTTTGATGTTGGGGAAGAAAGTGGAAGTCGTCAGGGTATAATTGAAAGATTTCCAAATCGTAGAGTGTATTC